TCCACATGGTACTTACTCGGTCCGACGAAACAAGGATGGTTTCCCATCTTGCATTTCATCTATGAAGCCGAAGGACCGAACTGATGTAAATCAATTTCGATTCCTTCTAACTCTTCTATCAATTCTACGATGTGTAGAAGGGACAGAAGAGCCAGACATTACCGTTATTACTAGCGATAGTGCGGCCTCTAATGAGATTGCAAGTAACGCTTTTAGTAAACGTCTTATCAAGAAGTTTCTTAAGAGCGTGGGTCACCGTCCAGGTTATCGCCCGACATGGTCCGGAAAGTTCCATTTCACCACTAAGATGGGTCCCAATGGTCACGCTATGAAAAAGACAGCTGCTGATGTAGCTGCCCTATCATGGCATGATCTTCGGGATATCCATATTATTGGAGGAGCGGATCTTTTCGCTCGTGTACAGGAATATATTAGTATCGTTAACGGAGATAATGCTGGTTTTATCCAGGATATCTCTCATGCGCTACTAATAGCGGCAGCTACCGACGTACCTGATGGAAATCAGGTCGCCGGTAAGCTTGTTGCCATTCCTGCACCCGAAGGGAAAACACGAATTATTGCGCAACTTGATTACTGGTCACAAGAGGCCCTAAAGCCTCTACATGATTATGTAATGAAGCTACTCCGCCGGATCCCCAATGATCTGACTTTCAGTCAGAACAAGGGTCCGAGCGTAATAACTCGACAACCAGGGCATTCTTATTGGTCTATTGACCTTAAGAACGCTACTGATCGTTTCCCTATCATGTCGCAGGTTACGGTTCTACAGCAAATGTTTGGTAAAGACTTTGCGTGGGCATGGTACTTCATACTGAAACGACCATTTACATATGGCTCAACTCAGGTGATGTACGGTGCCGGACAACCTATGGGGAGTTACTCCTCATGGGCTGTCTTTACGCTTTGTCACCACATTGCTATTTGGGAAGCACACCGTCGTGCCAATGTTCCAGTAGGACAAACCTACTGTATTCTTGGAGACGACGTTGTGATCTCAAATGACTATGTGGCCAAACATTATCTGGAGCTGCTCTCTGAACTAGGAGTTGAGGTCTCTAAGGCCAAAACTCATAAATCAGAGACGTGTTTCGAGATCGCCAAGCGATGGTACTATCGGTCTGGCGCAGACTCTTTCGAGTTTACGCCATTTCCAGTAGCATCCATCGCAGCAACGATCAAGAGCACACCGCTGCTGCTCCAGGCGCTGTATGAGGCAGTTCGGAAGGGATGGTCCATTGAAAGTGGATCGTCTCTCCCCGAGACTGCTGCTGGTATCTCTGCAGTATTTAATAATAATGCTTCCGTTGGATACGTGAAGCATGTTTCAAAAATTGCAGAGATGTGCTGGACAGTAGGAGAAATCCTACGTGGTAACCTCGGAGGGGTACGGGGAATTCGTTCCCTGCAACAACTCTTTGGACTACCATGTCTACCCGCAGCTAGCAATGAGGCCCCAGGTAAAGTACCTGATAGCCTTCTTACTAACTGCGTAGTAGAGCTGTTCGCAGCCTCAGCAGACACAAGTGGTCAAGGTTTCGACGATGTAGGAATGAATACACTCCTACTCGTTACAAACCCTGAGCTTGTTCAGCCTCAAAAAGTGCAAGCACTGCTAGAGTCAATTCCCCAGGTTCAAGTTTATGGTAGTTTCGAGGAACAATACCTTCTGATTCTTCAGAAGGCATGGGACTTCGATACTATCTATTCCGGAAACTGGGATCTAGCAATGCGAAGCCTGACCGTACCGGATACGTCACGAGTCTTTTCGGCGAAGAACAAGGATGTCCGAACCCTCTTTATTTCTAAAGTGGCAAAGACGCTTGTCTCTCGTCTCAAAGACTGGGCAACGAGTCCGTACGCACTGTTGTGATACAGACAGTACAGCCAGACACCCATGGGATATATCGTGATTAATCACGAGGGGTT